ATCATCAATTAGTTTCATTTTACCAATTCTCAATTCCCAATTACCAGGATCTATTTTTTCTCTCATACGAGACCTTAAAAAACTAACAAAGAAAAAACTATCCGAACCAGATGGTGCTCCAGTCATTTTAAATCTTTCTTCTAATGGTGGTAATACCACTTGTGCGAATTGTTTATACATGGCAGCGGTTTCTCTACCACCACTTGTTAACTTTGTTACATTACCAGCTGAACCACTACCACCAGCATGGGCATATCCAATATCAAACTGAACTTCAGCAGTATCGGATGTTGCTGGTACATTTGGGTTTTGATGATATACTGATAGGAAAGAACCTGTAGCTTGTTGTGTAGAACTTGTATGAAAAGCTTCTAATGTACCTGTCCCACCACTAAATATTCCACTTGATATTTTCGTTTTTTGATTTTCTACTACATCATTTTCAAAATCAAATTCTGTAAATATTGACATTAGTTACTCCTTATACCGTTGGTGCTGGTTTTACAGTTACTACTACATTAAATACTGCTCCAGTCTCAAGACCAATTACAGTCAAGTTTGTTGAAGTTTCTGTAGTAATATTTCGAGAAACGACATTTACTCGTCTACCAGTCAATGTTATGGATTTTTTTCTTTCTTCTTCATTTACAAATACTGGAGTTGTAGCACCTGTATTCGCTGAAAGATTATTTAATTGAGATTGTGATACACCCATTTGTGCCATAGGATTTCCACCAGGAGGTCCTCCAGCTGCACCATATTGTACAACACCAGCTGGTGCTCCAGCTAATGCTGGATTTGTAGCTGGATTGAAACCAGAAAACATACCTCTTCTTCTCCTTCTTCTCCTTCTTCTCCTTCTCCTAACAAATGGTGTTAGATTTGCTATTTCCGCATCATGTAATACGAACATATAACCACTATCCCTATCACTACCATTACGAGTATTTGGTGCAACGACTTGTGTAATACCAGGACCGTTGAATGCTAAGTTTGGAGCTGGAACTTCTAATATAGGCATCTTAGCTGTATTTTTAGGTAGTGTAATAAGTTTAAATCTCATCACTTGATTCTCATCGACAAATGACTCTAATAATGGCATGTTCTCAATAACAGCACCATAGTAGTTTGAACCATTGGGATGTGTAGTGTCCCAAAGATTATAATCAATCTCATCATCTGACAATGCAAATTTTGTTATATTGAATTCATTTTGACCACGAGCCAATAACTCACGACCTTTTTTGGTCAAAATTGCATCAACAGTTATACTTGTATTGTTTAAAAAACCCATATTTTACTCCTATTTTGTATATTATGGTGAGAGAGATCTCTCTCCTTAATAAATATAAAGAACTCTAAATTTTATTCAACAATTAATGGTGATTCACCTGGCTCTTGACTTATCAATACGGTTGGTGATGTGATAATGATTTCAACAGGATCCTTACCATCTATTGTATTTTTCTTTGTTAATGTTACTGGTTTATAATAAACTCTAAATAAACTACTATCCTTAGCCATACTTTCAAATTCTGATGGATGAAACGATGAACTAAATGGATTATCATTTGCCGCATCTTCAGGTGTATTATAAAACTTTCTTCTTATTTGTGAATGTTCTGATAGTCTAGCTCTATCTATAACTGGTTGTGTTGCTTCTACGAATTCAGTTATTGTACCACCAAATGTTATACTAGCAGTTACATAAGTGTTTCCAAAAGGACCTCTAGGATCATATTCACCTAAAACATTTAAAGTTTTAATACCTAAACTACCATTTGCAGTTCCCTCTGGTCCAAATCCATTCGCGTCAACAGTACCTTCTGTTTGATAAAATTCACCAAATGGTCTATACGCAACCGCATCTGAACCACTTTTGTTATTTGATATTTGTAAACCCTCTTCAAAATGGTCAGCATTTTCAAAATAATTGTTGTCTATTTGTGGTATATGACCTATAACTTCTTTATCTCTTTCTAATAAATTTGGTTCAACCAACACACCTAAAGTAGCATTTGCTCTTGCTGGTATAAATGTTCTTATTTGGTCAAATATACCAGAGTCATAATATTTTAATATTCTTAAATAATCAAAAAAGTTGTTAGCTCTATTATACTTTCTCCAATAATCTCTTTGTGTTTTTTCTAAACCCCTAAAATCTAATTCATATTGGTCTCTTGGATCACCAACAACATCATCAAAGTCAAAGTCAGCTAATGAATACATAATATCTTCATTAATAACATCTACTGGTGAAAAGTAAATACCAACCTTATTACTATCCAAAGGTGATAAATCAAACTCTGAAGCTGCTACACGAGTTTCTGGTGTTAACATTCTACCACCTAATTGTTGATCTTCAATTCTTATTTTGGTAGCGTTTCTCCGTTGTGGTCCTATATTTGGTACTTTTAATTGCTCTACATCTACTAAACTTCTAAAAAAGTTATTACCACCAAAACCATTTGTTGACGCGGCAGTCTCATATAAACTTCTATTTGACTTATCATCTAAAGTATCTGAATTTGTCAATTCTACATTATCATTTAATGGTAATTTAAATACCAACGCCTCATAGGATGATGTAGGTGTATTACCATTATATGCCTTTGGTGCTCTAACATGATTATCAAATGGAACTGGACCCAATACTTCTGTCCACAACCTATATTCCATCAATGAACCACTAAATTGTGAACCAAATTTGTTATTTGCCCAACCACCTAATCTCAAACCTGTACTTGTTGTCCAATATTCATTTTGTTCATGACCACTCGTTCCATTTCCACCACTACCATCTACTATTACTGAACTACTAGCTTGATATAAAACAACTTGTCGTGTAGAATCATATTGTTTAGCGGTCAATTCATATTTAATTTTTGACTCTGGTGTATCTGTATGTAACCTTTGTCCACTTGAACTGGCACGAGTTAACATCACACTCCACATATCATCATTATAGAATGGAAAATCTTCTATCGTTGCCTTTGATACGGAATTATTAGAACCTGATATAGCAAATACCAAATTACCATAAGCATCATTTAAACCATTATCTTTAGTATGTACCGCCCATTGTTCATTTGCCTGTACGATTGCCATCGAACCTGAATTACCTACACTATATGGTGTTCTAAATCTAAATTCAACAGTATCAGGATAAGTACCAGAAGGATCTCGTTTCCATGTATGATTTACATATTGACCTGCTTTAAAATCTAAAGCATAATTAAATTTTCTTTTAATTTCATAACTAACTCTTTGACCAGGTAAATTAGGACCACCATATTCACGAACTCGTAATATAGAACTCGGTATACCATAACAATTTATTAACCCTTTTAACGCACGAATTGTTCCTTTTGTTCTTGATAGATAAGGTAAACTACCCAATATTCTTTTGTAAATTTCTTTTGTAATATTCTCTTGACTTTCCGCGTAAACTGCAGAACCAGTAGCATCAGTACCAAATAGATATTGTGGTAATTCTAACATATCATTACCATTGATTAATTTTAATCCTAATGATGTAGCAACTTCCTCTGTTATATCTTTTGATATACCCTCGGTTAACATTGAAACTCGTTCATTAATATCTGTAAAATGCCTTGAATATACCCAAACCTCATCCATCTGTTGACCAATCATATCAAAAAAATCTAAAAATACTTTATTAGTAGAATCTTCTGTAACATGAGCAGGAAGATTTTTTATTATTCTTTCTTGATTTAAAGTATCAAACCCTTGAGCATACGACTTCCATGTAGTATACCAAGAACTGGCATCAGAACTTGATACTGACATTGGTATGTAACGATTATTTACTTTAGTTGGGTTTTTAGGAAACGCCACACTATAATATTCACCTACAGAACTTGTTACATAAGAACCAGAATTTTCATACATATAATTTTCAAAATGGTCAAAACTATTTACGGTACTATTTTTTAATTTTCTATATTTACTAAGATTAGATGCAGAACTTGATACAGTATTCCAAGTAACACTTTGAGATTCGTAGTGCTCTATCGCATTTATTTTATCCCAAAAATTATCAATTCTTTTTTCAGCAGAACCATATTGTACAATTTGATTAAAACCATAATCAGTAATGTCTACTCTTTCTTGGTCTCTTCTACCATAGGGTACATTTAATTCAACATCCAACAAACTACCAGAAAATAGTTTTGATGCCATCCTATCTTTCATTTCATCATTATCACCATTTAATTCTTGGAAGTTTTTAAAATTTGTTTTTCTAGCACGAACTGGATTATCTTTAGAATTTAAATTTGGTATTCGTAAAAATTGTAAATCTAAATCTTCTTCTTCAAATGGTATTAAGTTTACTACTTCTTCAACTGGCCTTACCATTTCTTCTACAAAATATACTAAATCTAATTCAGATACATTAGCTGATAATGGTTGAGCTAATTTAAAATATCTTTTACACGCTCCAGGATTTACAGGACCAAGACCACTTTGCCAAAAATTAGGAGCAGACATACCAAACTGAGCTTCGTAACTTGTAATTAATCCATCTTTACCATATCCTTCTGAAATATTCATGACTTGATAATATTCATCATTAACCACCATGTACAAATTTAAACTATCCACATCAACATTAGGTATATACATACCCCAAGAATTACCTCTCATCCTAGCAACTTCCTCACCTTCTCTATCTCCTCGTACAATTTCACCAGTAGAAACTATTGGTCTTAAAACCCTATCGTAATCTGCAACTTGTTTAAATTGTGAAGCGTTCAAAGTATTCAAATCACCTTGAAATTCTATAGTTCTATTTTGGTCTGGTCGTCTTTCGGCTCTCGAACCTTGTGGATAATAATAGGTAAATACTCCACCTTCATTTTCAATAGCGTTTTGAATTTCACCTCTTATTACTGATTCGTAATCCTCAAAACTCCTATCTACTCGTATTTTATTGAAATCTATTAACTCAACAATTTTAGCTCTGTAATGATGATTAAATGCAACTTGTTTTTTGAGAGGTTGAGAGGATTGTTGAGATTGTTGTATTTGTGCCAAAACTTCAGGTGGAAGATTAGGATCGTTTACTTCAGGAGATTCATCGTCTATATCATATTCATATTGAAATGTAAAAACATCATCAATGTAAACTTGTATTCCCTCTACCTCTGGATCGAAACCAGGATCTTGGTCGTATTGTGGTATTAATTCTAAAACATAAGGATCGTTTTTATCTCGTTTCCAATGAGCAGCGGGATATTTTAGAGCATTACTTCCATCAACATTTCCACCTGCAGCATTTGTGTCTTGCCATCTTGGATATCTTTTTCGTCTTGTTATACCATGTAATCTATTTTGATAATCCCATTGTGCAATATTTTGTATATCTACAGCAACTTCGGTTTTATCATCTGATAATTCTACCAGTGAATATTTATTAGCAACTTGTTTTAATGGTATTTCTCTACTGTCATCAGAGTCGGTATAATAAAAATATACTTCACCATTTCTTACACCTTGTTTTGGTGTACCCCATTTAGGTGTAGCATCCGCTTTGAGATAATAATACGGATATCTTGAACCGTCAGGACCACCAGCAACCTCTCTTACAAAATAGTAACAAACTTTATACATACCATCGTCATAACCACAATCTCTTAAATCTTGACCAGGATTAAAATCAATAGCTCTACCATCTACAATTTCAATTTCATCTTGTGGTATTACTTTTTGTTGTAAAATATTATTATCTAAATCTTTTACATAAAAATGGATATAATCATATTTAAATCTACTTTGTATTTTTCCAAAAAGAGAAAGGTCATCTATAGATTCAACTACTTGGTCAAATTTTTTATCTGTAATTTTGAATATATTAGCCACTACCTAACTCCGCTATTTTAGCATTTAAATCCTCTATTGCCTTATCCAATGCCTTTTCTTTTTCTACAATAATCTTATTATTTTCTACAGCTGTATCTAATTCAATTTGTAATTCCGTTCTTAATTGGTCTATACTTTTACCAGTATCTCTTGGTTCATTAGGTCTGAAATCACCAAATCTCCTATCTTTTTTTAATTTTACTTCAACTAATTCCTCATCAGTAGCAAAATAGTTTATTGGTACTCTTACTAATTGTATATTACTTGGATAGGTCTCACCAGGATTTTCAGGATCTTCGTATGATAATATTACTCCATTTTCATTTCTTAATGTCTGTATTGAACCATCAGTTGAGCCAGAAATTGCAGCTCTAGCTTCTTCATCTTCAAACAATTTTTTTAGTTCATTTTTGTCTGCGTCCGCAATTTTTTGATATGTTTCTTTTTTCTTTAATTCTTCTACTGTATATGGCATTTTATCTCACCACTTTAAATTCATATCCATCGTCATATATATTGGATAGTTGGTCTGAACCACTACCACTTACAACTTTAATTAAAAATTTGTAGTATCTTTCTGGTTGAAATGCATTCATATCTATATTAAAGAAGTTACCTTGTGCATCACAACTAATAATTGAACCAGTACTAAATGGTACTATTACTTCACCAGTGCTATCATCCTCTATTGAATAATAAGTTCCATGTTCTAATACTTTACTACCACTTGGTAATGTTTTGACATTTAATGCTGCTGGTGTGGTATCAAATCCTCGTGTTGGATATAATTCCCTACCAACCAATCTAAACCTAACTTTTGATTTCTCTTTATATTCAGGTCGAATACCTTTAAAATAAATTGTCAATCTCTCTAAGTCTGTTGATGATAGTGGCGAGAGAGAACCAGTAGTCCAAACCGAATCATCCCATTCTACTTCTAATTTGGGTGGATAGATTGTATGTGTTTCTTTTGAGAAAAATTTTAAATTACCAAAATGTATCGAACTTGTTTCGGCTGCATCAGGTCGTTTTAATAAAAATCCATTATTACCATATATAGAACTTGATAATATTTGATTATTGACTAAATCAGTTACTTCTATTCTCAAGTCTTTAGTTTCATATTTTAAATCAAATGAACTACTTACTTCATATTGACCACTTAAACTTGAGGTAAACCAAGAACCACCCATAGTTTCTGGTGCATTAGCACTACCACTTTTCCATTGATTAATTCCATCTCGTGTACTCCAACTAGCACCATCTGTTATAGCAGGATTACTAACTGATAATCCTGAACCTTGTGTCCAACTACCACTAACCATATACACATTTAGTGATTGTTCTACTTTCAATTCCTCCGAACCAGCATCATATAAATTTAAATAATATTTAGCAGTAGTAGGTATGGCACCTTGATTTCTTCTTCGTATAATATCTGAATAATCAAATCTAATTATAGTTCTTGATGCCTGTGTTATAGTACCACTAGCATCAATTAATTTTTGAACTTCTAATATAGGATCTATACCAGCATTTAATGATTGTGTCAACCCACCTTCATATATAGTTGTGTCTGAATCTGGATAAATAAAATAATACATTAAATGTCTCCTACTACTTTACCTTCAATATCTATGTCAGGAAATTTGACTTCAAATATACAAGGATCTAATGATGGATAAATTACACCTTCTTTTGTCGCGGCATCTAAATCATAAACATTACCACTATAACCATCATCTTTTTCGTATTTATTTTCTATTAATATTAAAGATTTTTCAGGATTATCTTCTGTTGGTGGTACTACACTAGCTACACCTTTACATAATGATATTTGATATGCTATATCACTTAATATTATCGGTTGATTTATTTGCCACTTCTTAACATCAAAGTGTTTTTTAACTTTATCAATACATCTCATCAACACTTCATTTTTATTGTTACCTCTTTGTGTTATTATGGCAAACTTTATTTTTACATTTATTATAAATGCATCTTTTATATTAATAGCATCTGTTACTACCCTATATTGTGATAAATAAATTTTTAAATTTGTTTTAGTGGCTTCATTTAATTGTACAAAATTTCTTTTATAATCATATCCCAATACATATAAGTTTAAAGCAAGTGGATTACTTATTTCTTTTAAATCTGGTTTATCACCATCCTCACCACCTGCAGCTTGGTCTAATTGTTCATCTTGAACAATATATGCCTTAGCAATATTACCATATTTTTGTGGTAAAGAATATACACGAGTAATATAATCCTGCATGGTCACTGCTCTATTTTGTGTTGCCATATAAGCCATAGATGATAATTTTATCTCATCAATATCTTGAGAACTAGCACCACCAGTAGCAGGTTCAGGATTTGTAACAGTTAAACTATCCTTAACATCAGAAACCTTTGCAGTATCTAATCCATCTGAACTCAAAACAATAGTACTTGACTCTACCTCTGTTATTTGGTTTGACAAAACATTATCTTCCAATGAACCACCATGTGTATATTTAAAAGTTAGTGTAATATTACCAGGAGATTGACCAAATGTTTTAGTATTTAAAAAATTACTTGGATCGAAACTGGCATCTAATTTGGAAATACCAGTACCCAATGATGAACCCACATTATCAGGATTTGGCACCATTTCTTCATCCGCATTACTACTAATACCAGAACCAAATCTAACTTCTGTTCTACCATCACTTCTAATATAAGTAGTAAATCTTCTAGCTGTTTTTATCAGTTTGAGTAAATAAGGAGTTTCAGTTGAGTATTGAGATAAATCTGGACTAGTAACAGATGTATTTTCTATATCTGCATAAACAGTATCTTGTGCTAAATATGGAACTTCGTACCATCTGTTACCATCATCATCAATACACGATGTTATCTCAACAACATTATTTTTAGCTAATATTATTTTATTAAATTTAATGGAATTACCAAATGTAAAATCTTCTTCAAATATTTCTCCTGATTGTAAAACACCCAATTTGGTAAGTTTATAATGTGTAGGTACATCATCATCTGTTTGTGAAACTTCTGAAAATCTTGGGTCCAGTGAACTTGATACTTTGAAATTAATATCATCTAATAATCTAAATTGAGTATCAGTTACTTGGGCTGTAAATAATGTTGGAGCATTTACAACAGGAGCATATCTTAGGTCTGGCCGATATGTATCAGAATCAATTTCCTCTGCTGGAACTTCAACAGATATTTCAGCAATAGTGGTTGATGGTTTTGATAATGTTGGTTTGTATCCCATAGATTGAACTATTTTGAATACATTCTTTTTTTCTTCAGCACTATGTAGTAGAGCTTCTCTAAATTGATTATCAATATAAAAGTTTAATACATCACCAACATAAGCTGCCATTTCAATGAACATCATACCTGGTGACGCTTCATTAAAATCATTGTATGCTGTTGGGAAATATTGTTTAGCAAATTCAATTAAATTAGCTCTAATAGTAGAAAACTCTCTACCAATATAATTTACATCTTTTTTAACTGACTTTACATTTGTTCCAAATTCTATTTCTCTTGCCATTTTATTCTTCCACAGTATTAAAATTAAATGTTATGGTTTCAACTACATCAGGATCCTCAATATCAACGCTGAATTCTATTGATATAAATATTGAGTTTGGTTGGTCATCTGGTGTTGAAACAAATATATTTTGTATTGTAACATAAGGCAACCATTGAGAAATTCCATCTGTTATTGAGGCCTCTAATCTATCACCGATGTCTGGTGTTATTGGTTCAAATAATATAGCAGTAACATCTGTTCCAAATTCAGGTTGTCCTACTCTTTCACCCTTAGAAGTTAAAAGTAAATTTTTTATATTACTTGATACCTGTTCTCTAAGTGTTTTTGACGAGGGAAAGAAACCACCCAATTGGTTGTTATATGTTAACGGAAATGTTAATCCAAACCTATAATCTTCATTTTCAGATAGTTCTCGTACTGTATTTGGTAGTGCCATTATTTATTCCTATTTTTTACCTTTCATCTTATCGTGTTTCATCAAATCACTATAATCACGAGTCAAAGCATTTAAAACACTTTCAGGTACATCCTTTGTAGATACACCCTTTTCTTTCAATGTTTGAGCAGCTGCCATATTTCTTCTCATTTCTTTACTAGCACCTTGACTTCGTATACTATCCCCATACCCCAATAATTCAGTTGCTCTTGTACTATCAAATGCTCCATCACCCATTGTTGGCCATTCTTCTTCTTGTGAACGGTTATTCAAACCAACTGTTTCATTCAAGACCTTATTCAATTCCAAATTACTCGTATATTGTTTTTCAACTCTTGGTTTTGGTTTTGGTTTGGACTTTATAACAGGTTTTGCTTTGATACTATTGATACTATTCTCTTTAATAAGTATCTCGTTGACCTGTTTTTTGACTTCTTTACGAACTACTAATTCGATTATTTTTATTAATTCGCTTTTCTTCATAATATACCTCTTTAGTTAATTATTCTGGTTCCACAACATATCCAGGTGCTAGACTTGGTGGTAGTGAAAACACTAATTGCATTGAATGTATTTGAAATGATTTGATTAGAAATGTAGCAAAATCATCTAAATTTTTACTTTTGTTTTTTACTATTATATCAATAAAGGCACAATTTACTCCTGGTAATGTACAAGTACCACCACCTAAAGTTGTAGCACCAGTCCAAAATGATATCAATCCTATATTTAATGTTGTACCCAAAGGTGTAGCACCAAGTGATGTTATTGTCAAATCTATAGCATCTTTTAACCCACCCTTATTATATTTTAAAACTGGACCGTACAAACTTGTACCCAACAATACGGCTGCTTCATAAGCATCACTAATTGCAGTACCAGGTTGTGTAGGATCATCTTCCATACCTTTTTTATATAAATCTCTAAAAGTACTCCAACTCATACTATTCGTCTGGATGTTCGGTTTTCCATGTACCAGCCTTTTTATTATTAATTATTCTATGTTCTTTACTCAAAAATCCAGTATCTCCATCTGTCATAAGTAAACCCCTTAACTGGTCTATTAATCCTAAACCAACAGGTGTAGGTGCTACAGCAGAAGCACCAACTAATCCACCCTCAAGAATACCAATAATTGCCTCAAATGCTTCAACTAATTTATTTCCCAATACCAAAGGTTCGTCAGCATCTTTAGCTCCAATGGTCATCTTTGGTGTTTCTATTAAAACTTCATTTTTGACACTAGCAACTAAATCTTTTGAACTGGCTATTACAATACTACTTTCATTTTGACTATTAAAAATTATTCTATCACCATTTAATAAAATATTTTTATCTGTAAATGGTGGTAAAGCATCTTCATGTTTACTTTTAAATGGTGGTGTTACATATAAATCCTCATCTGTAGTTAAATAAATACTTCCAGCATCTTTATCAATATCAGATTTTAATGGTTTTTCACGAGTATTCTTTTTGTCAGGATCGTCTAAAAATGGTTCTTCAAGTTGTTTTTTTAATTCTTTATCTCTCCATTTACTTTCATCAGGATCACTATCTCCATTCATCAAATGTCCAACAACTAGCTGAATGTTCGGAGATTCTTCTTTATCATTTCTTACATTACTACCTAATCTAATGTGATTTTTAAATCTACCCTCAAATATAACATCACCCATAAAAGGCATAACTCTTCTAGCCTTATCATCTCTTTTCAATTTCCCATCTGGATCCATTGGAGTGGGATTTTTCTTTTTTAAATAACTTATATTAGGAACTTGATTAAAATTATTATTACCAAAAATATTTAAAATAGAAGTATAAAATTTCTTACCCATAAATTCTATACCAATTACTATTTCATGTTGTGCTGGTAAAGCATACATATTCGGATTCAAAGGTTTAAAATAATCAAAACCTTTTTCCTCACCTTGTCTTGAATAACAATATCTACCTTTTATAGCACCTACATAAGCATAATCTTCTACCTTTTTACCATCAGATAATTCAACTTTATAATTATCTGGTATATTATCACCTTGTAAAACTTCTAAAACTTCAACAGGTTCTAATTCATAAAAATCAGTTCCTTTCATACCAGAACTAATCATACTAAGAATATCACTTTTAGTTATAAGACTATCACTTGTAGATGTTGTCGGTGAACCTTTACTACCTGTTTTAATTCTATAAGCCATTATTCATCTCTATCTGATATAATCTTATCACTATAATCTTGAACCTCATTTGATACTTCTTGAATACTGGCCAACAGTTGTTCTTTCTCTTTATCACTTATACCGAACTCATCATCAGAACCTGTATTGACTTTGGCGGTAGCCATCCGTTGAACGATGGTAGCGAGTTTAACCAACTGTTCATCATTCTTCACATTGATTTCTAAATACTCTTTCAACATAGGAATGATTTGAACTGCGGTGTCACCATCTTTAATAAAGCCAACAACCTCTTTCATCAAGACTTCAAGTTGTTGTTTATTTTTGTTGGAATTGTCGTAGATGTCTTTGAAGATATCAGATAAAGACTTACCCTCAAAAACTTCAAAATCTATTGCCATAATATTTACCTGTAATATTGTTAATAATAAATATTACAGCAATAGAAAAATGTATATATATTTTATATTATAGACCTATCAAACCAACTACCAGTTTGTGTGGTTATTACTGAACCAGTGGTTAAATAAGTTTCTTGTAGTTTGAAATGATGTTTTTTCATCACATTTATAACACGAGTGATGTGCTGTGTATTAGAACCAGTCATTTCCCTAATAAGAATATATAATGCTTTCTTATTAAAATTATCTATATGTTGTCTCATGTCCATCAATTCAACAACAGAATTAGCAACATCCAAATCTTTTTTTCTTTTAAATACAGAGGTTAAATTATTTCTCCAATAATCAGCCAATACATCAACATATTCTATTTTCATTTGTCTACCATCATAACTTCTTTCTTCTGAAATAGGATCTCTTTTATGGTCGGTAATTTCAGCACCATCATGTTGTTTCATTCTCTTATAATTGTTATTGTTATGTAGAATTAGATAGTTCTTAGCCACAATACTAAAATAAGAAAATGCCTTACCCTTACCTTCTTGAAATTTATGCATGTTCATATATAAAAAACTTACTACCTCGTGTTTAACATCTTCACTTGGAACATCAAAATAATAAAACTTAAATGTGTGAATTATATTTTCAGCAAGTTTTTCAAAAGCTTTTCTTATATGTTCATTATAAATTCTCTCACGAATAACTGGTCGTGTTTCTTTATTATGTCTTAAAATTGCATCTTCTGTTCCTTGATGAAAGTAATATCTTGGTGAACCTTTTTTTGCTACTCTTGGCATTATATATCCTTGTTATTTATATTAGTTAAATCTTTAATTGTATCTCGTATACCATCAAACACAACACCAATCTCATCATCAGATTCAAACTTACCCTCCGAATCTAATTGTGTCATTTTATCATCAGCATCTACTATTCGTTGTGAATAATCCTCAACCCAATCTTCTAATCTTTCCACTTTTCTGAAAAGATTAAAACTTGTATATCCAAATGTGATTGTGGTTATTCCTAAAATTATTTCTAAAATCATTTCTTTTCTCCAAACAACTCATCAAATAAATCTTTGGCATTATCATTATCGGTAGATAAAAATTTAGAAGTTGTGTCTGCAGCTTTCTTAATCTTCTCAACACTCTTCTTAACTTTTACTTTATCTTTCTCATCACCTTTCATCCATTTATCATACTCAATGTGAGTAGCCATCATGTCTGCCTGATGAAGTATATAAGCAATATTACTTCTCAAAACATTTTGTGGAAAGTATTGTACATAATAAGTTTTGTTAGCTTCCTCATACATACCATCAGTTAATCTTAAACCAATATATTCTAATTCTGACATCTTGATACCAAAGTGTTGTAATATAAATAATGCTCTATCTGTAACTGTCATGT